ATTAAAGGCCATCGTTTTCGTACCCTGTGTTAATGTAGCTATTGTTAGCTTCATATTGTTGTTATAACCTGTAAACGTTACGTTTTTAGGTGTTTCTACAAGATAAGGGCCGTATGTATTCCAGTTATCGCCAAGATTAAGTGTTGTCGGCTTAGTTGCGCATATCGTTTTTTGAGTAACATTCCAATTTTTAGGATTGTCATTAAAGTTGCCATTGACTGTATTGCCAGTAATATTCACCTTCAAAGTTGTTCCAAATAATTTATATGTGATGCCGTTTTCACGATATTCTTCATCTGGTGTTTCACCGACTATCACGCCTCGGATAGCTATGCTTCCTACTACTCTATCGGCTAGGTCTAAGTATTTAACTAGAATATCGGTTTCGCCAAAGGCGTCGATATTCACTCTTAAATTGTCAGATACGAATGCGATTTTCTCGCCACCATTTACAGATACTTTGAAATGCGGCTCACCTTTTAGGTCTAAATACGTTTGACCAACCAAAGGCTGAACGTATTCAAGCTGTTTATATGTAACATTGATAGCATCTCCTAAAAGCTCTACCAATTTGGCGAGTACTGTATCTACGCTTGTGTCAGGCAAGTACACGTTTTTATTTTCCAAAAGTTCTGCCGTACGTTCAGCACTACCAGGGTTACCTGGGTCGCCTTTCTTACCTTTAAGTGCGTTAAGTTGTTCCTGTGTAAAGTCGCTAAATTTAAATGGGTCGCCTTTGTCACCTGGGTCACCTTTAGGGCCACGCAAGCTATCTAACCATGCTTGCTCGTCCCCTTTGAATCCGTGAGCTACTGCGATAGCATAAGCTGATTTACCTAGACCATCTAGTAATGGTAACGTAGTTTCCTTGTCAAATTTAATTGTTAAAGTGTTATTTGTTTCAGCCATGATAAGTTACCTCCCCTTTAATCATGCATTGAAATGTCTGGCACGATCGTAATCGTACCTTGACCAAGTTTTATCCAACGTTCGTCGTTATAAAGGAATGCGTCATAGATATAATCGCCGCCCTTTATTTTATTGTCCGCTGACTCTTGGCCAGAAATAAAAAACCTTACCTGTTTTGACTCTACCACAGAATGCAACTCTAATATCATATTGTCATATGGGCGCTTGCGAATTTTACAAGCGCCTTTATATTGACTTAACGTCATATCGCTATCTGGCGGTACAACATAACTGATACTAAAGTCTTGTCCGGCGTGGAGTGTTAAATCTTGTTCGACCATATAGCCTCCTTATTGTCTAGCAATAACCAATACATATAGCTCACCGTAGGAATAATCTTTAGAGTAGTAATCGTGGTTTTCACTGCTCCATTCACTGAAGTCTTTAGCCTCGACCACCGCTTGGCGTTTCTTAATAATCCCTACATTCAGCCTAACGTCACTATTCATGTAGATGTCACATCGACCTATATATCTAGCTTTTTGTTGCTCATATTTTGACTTATCAATCTTATTCGGAAGTCTTTGCTGCCACGGAACTGACGAATTGAAAATCTTATTTTCATAGTAGTTATAATTGCGGTCGGAATAACTTTCAGTCATTCTGTAACCAACAGGGATAAACGTACATTTGCTTTCATTAAACCCTTCTGGTAGTGGACACCAGTCACCGTGACGTACTTTGTAGATTTGCACATCGATGTTTCTGATTTTAAACCCGGCTTGCATTATCGATTGAGCGTCAATACGTGAGGCTGTAATGTTAGCCCCTACGATGTTACCATTAGCGTCAACCTTGAATCCCCCTGTCTTGTTTTGGATCATACCACCGATAATCTTACCGCCTGTTACAGTCCCAAGGTTACCACTGATCGCGCTTAACTCTCCGACGTCCATCTTATCTGCAGACACGGCTTTAGCAGCTAGCATCTGTCTAGTAATGATGTTATTGTCAAAAAGAGCGTTCCCAGTTACATGGAGCAACTTGCCGTCTATCCTTGCTCCTGTAGAGCTTAGATTGATGCGACTTATTATTTCATCGCCATTCAATGCTTTTAGTTTTAGGTCAATACCGTTTTCTAATTGGCTGAATTGAGTGGCCATATTAGTGGTTAAGCTTTTAACTTGGGTAGAATATGCATTGGCAGTCTTTGTGAGCTCTTTAATCTTATCGTCCATAGCCTTAATGCCAAGAGCTTCTTTATCGATTAAAGCCGGGTCAATACTAGCCGGTACTGAAGTACCAACAATATTGGAGTACGCACCTTCCCCGAACACATCTACATAAGCGACTTTAACATCAAATACACCTGGGTCATGTGGTATCATATTTACGTTTGTAGTAACGAAATACTTCTCAGTACCGATGTAAATGTTAGCGCCTATACAAGTATCCGGTATGCTATCAAAGACTACGCTAACGCCTGTAATATTGCCTTTTACCTTGACATTTGTCGGTGCTTTAGGGACTGCTGCGTTATAGTCTAGTCTAAGAGCCGGACCATATCCTTTGACTGGATTGTGCGCGTAAACAAACACCGCGCCTCTACGGGCCGATAACTTAATTTCAGAACGGATATCTGTAGTCTTGGCTAGTAGCTTATTGGACTGTCCAACATTACTATCAAGGCGTACTTCGTAGTAATCGATGTATGTGTTCTCTACTGGGTCCCATGCAGCAGTGATCGTCTTACCAATTTTTACCTCGCCACGAGCTGGTGCTTTAGGTGTGGCCACACTCTCAGCGGATACACTTGCCGTGATACGAGCCTCAGCCTTACCACTTTCATTACCGGATGTATCAATAGCAGATAACTTGAATTGGTAATTACCAGTATTAGGAATGAAGTACGAGTACGAAGTACCGCCTATATGTTTAATAAGGACTACATCGTTCCCATCATATAGCGTGTACCCATGTAGGTCAGCCTCTGTATTAGGTTCCCATGATAAGTGAAGTACGCTACTATTGACTGCGTCCTGTGTTACCTTAAAGCCTTTAGGTGTTGCCGGTGGTATTTCCTTACCACTTACATATACCGCACGCTCTACCCCCTCATACTCAGCGCCAGCGTTATTTGTACATACAATCTTGACGTCGTAATTGACGTCAGTTGCTACGCTTGGAATGGTTACGCTAGTAGCACTACCATCTAATACCTTGAACTGTTGCCACTCCTTAGCAGTTACAGGCTTGTAATATACAATGATATTCTTGGCCACTTTCCCCCTCGGTAGTTGCCAAGTCCCATTGATATCACAAAGTACAGTACCGTCCTTTAAGGTCTTAACATCAGCAAGTAATACCAGGTTAATAACCTTAATTACATCAGACTTGGTTGTGTAGTCGATGATTGGCACTGATCCATCATCACCGGCGTACAACTCTGGATAGTATTCGATACAGGATATCTTGCGTGTCATTTCAGAGTTGGACTTGCTAATGGATAATACCCTAAACGGCTTAGCTTCCTTAGTTGCCTCACCGTAGGTATATAAATCGTCAGTCTGAATAACTGCATTACTAGCAAGCGTTAAGGTCTTACCGGATACACCAGTTACGTTGTAAGACTCTAATGCGTCCGTTCTAGCATTGCGTACCATAAGCCTATAGGTCTTACCTCGCTCAAAAGTAACCTCTCTATCAAGTGTTACTTTATTGCCTACAGCAGACTCTACACGACCACCTTGGCCCCAATCTGTCACATCGTGCTGTAATAGGATTACATCCCCTATCGTGCACGCTATGGCGTCTGTGAAAGCCTCGAAGGTGCAAGTCCGCACCTCATACTTATTCGCTCTTAGGTAGTGTTTAGCGTAATTGTAGGCTTGGTCTACATCCACACATCCCATGAGTTCGACTTGCGCTGGACTGGTGAGCGATGTAGTCACGTCATATTCTTCGCTGAATACAGGGAGTACGTCACGCTCGTAGTCTTTGGCTTTGTTAAGGAATGATACCTCAATAGCATTTGCCCTAGATGATCTAGCCTGGAACTCTTCCATGAATGAGTCCATTTTGATATTACCTACAGTAAATAGCTGAGTAGGTGTAGCAGCATAATCGTAAATACAACTAAACCGTGTACCTATAGGTATTACCTTACCTCTACCTACATTCTCAGCATATTTAAGCGCGTCCCATACTTGGCTAGCATTGTCATAAATGTAGTTAAATGTAATATGCTTTTCATCGCACTTATCAGCCCAAGCCTTAAATGCGTCATATACGAAGCGTTCACGAGGAGCGCCTTTAACTACATACTCATCGCCAATCTTACGGCAATGGTGAAGGATATCGTAGCAAGCCCACGCAGGGTTATTAGCCGGCTTAGACTCATACGCACCAGTGTAGGTATTAAATACCCATACCGTTTTACGTTCTTGTATCCAAGTTACATTTGGATCATTACCGTTTAATTGGTCAGTAGCTAATGCCTTAATACCGATAAGCACCTTGCCAGGATGAATGAAATCATCATAGACAATCTGAGTTAGCTGTGACCAGTATACTTTGTTCACATGGCGGTTAGAGTTACCGTCCTTATGTGCACATCGCATACGGACTTCATATTGCCCTGGTTCTTTTACATCGAACCGGAACACACGATAGATAGCTTTATTTGAGCTATCCTTGATAACACCAGTATATTGACTATTGTCGATAGACGTTCTTGAATGGCTGTTGCGTTTAAACCAACGATTATCTGTCTTTTCAAGCATGGCACTTTGGCCACCATTGTTACTAATCGGTAGTGGTATCCACTCTGCAGACCCTACTTTACGGTAACCACCTTCAATAGTGACTGAGGTTTCACTTAATCCGCCCTGGTCGTTCGAATAGTACAAACCATTAGGGAGTGAAATAGTAACCTCTAGTGCAGTAGATAAGTTACCTTGCGTTTGATGAATAGACCAGTCGTTAGTTAGTTCATATGTCAATGGTTGGTCAGCATAGTTGTCATTGAAGTTAGGGATAATCTCTTGGTCATTTGTACCAAGTCTTACATCGAGTTGAACTTCCTTATAGTTGCCAATAGGGTTACCGTTTAATTTAACGTCCGTTATAGCATCAATAGGGCCCTCTCCGGCACAGTATAATAAATTGAGATATTGCTTACTTCCGTCACTCGTTACGTGGCGAGATATAAGCATACCAGCACTTTTACACTTGCCGTAAGTAATGGCTAATGGGTGACCTTGGCCAATAACAGTCTGTGCGCCTTGCCACCCATAGGTAGCGGACTGCTCGGTATTAGAGTTATCTGTCTTAGGTGTAGCTATTTTAGATATGATCGCGTTACCAATCATACCTATAGCCATTGCTGCTAACGTACGACCTAGTACGCTAGTAATACCGAATATCGCACCGGAGGCAATACCGGCAGTAGCTATTGATAAACCAATAGATAACAAGATAGCGAATGCTTGCTTTTCAAGTTTAGGCAGCACTACCACATAGGCTTCGTCTGTAGGTGATGCGGTATCATCTACTAACTCGCCATTTATGGAGTACACCCATTCACCTGGCTCAGTGAAATATTGGCTAAGCTTTTTACCTTCAACAAAAGGCACAAGAGTCTCTTGTCTAGTGGTAAGGTCGAATGGGTTTCGAGCAATTACTAATCTAATCATTTTGAGCCTCCTTGTGCCTGTACACTCCTAATATACGTTTTCTTAATCTGTCCATTGGTACGATACACACCCCCGCATATTCGGTAGAATGTATCATCTTACCTTCGCCTACATATACTGCGATATGATCAGCATTATTACTGTAGAGGTTCATGACAATTATGTCCCCTACTTCCGGCTCCTTGACTTCGTGCCAGGGAGAGTTCATATCTGGCCAATACGTTGCGTATGGCTCAAGATGAATACCGGCTCTCTTGTACACCTCTACCACAAGCTCCCAACAAGGCAACTCCTTCCACGGAGTACCTATTAGGTTATTTAGAGTTAGATGCATATAAGCCCCCTTGTGGTATTGTTGGCTCACCGCCAAACCTAACGCTGTTATTTAACTCACGACAGCGTTTTAGAGTTTTGTTACATGATTGTGCGTACCCTTTGTATCCGCACTCTACAGACTTAAATTTGAAAGGACAGTAGTCTTTCATTACTCGAACAGGTGGGAACCTCCGAGAGAATGAGAAGTCTGTACCTAATGTGAACACTACCCAGTCTGCTTTAGATTGGGATGCATTAATGATGAACGTTTCTTCTAGTTCAATAATGTCCGGTAAGTTAGTATTGAATATTCGAATATTGACCTCACAATCTGTGAGGCCTTTATTCTTTTCTACTAACCGTTGGATAGTACCGGTTACATTCGCTACAGAGAGTTTAACGTTAGGCATCTGCTTAGTGTCCTCGTTAATATCCTCTAGCTTGAATGGGAAGGCTGTATACTTCCTACCGGCTAGGGTTAAATCCTCTGTATTATTCACGAGGAGAATATTCCCTTCCGGATGATGAAGCTCAATAGCCATTACCCATGCTCCAGTGGAGGATATCTTATTCTTTTCGATGATTGATGCAGTTGATAGCGTTAACATTTAAGCCTCCTGGAATTGGACAGAGCCATTCCAAATACCGTAATCACTAGCGGAGAAGTGGAGCTGGTCCGCAAACCTTACTCTTACCCTCGCTCGTGTCTCCGGATGTGTCCAAAGGAATATCTCTGCAGTATTAACCTGGTCAAAGAAATCCCTTAACTTGATATATTCCGAAGTCGGAATCTTATAATTCACTGAATATGATCGTAACGCTTTTGTAGTTTTGCGATGAGTTAGCATCGTCATATTTTCTACCTGAACCTTACGACTCACATCAGGTGTTGTTTCATCGATAGGGTATATCGGATATCTGATGTTTGGGAATTCTAACATACGCTATACTGCGGCCGCCTTAATGGCGTCACGCATACCTCCTTTGTTTGTCATAAGACTAGATACTACTACATCAACTATCATTTGTTCGCCATCAAACTTAGTTTCTTGTTGTTGGCTATCTAGTTGTTGGCCAGATTGATTGATGATATTAACCGTTACTTTATTAGCACCTTCACCGCCAATCATCTTACGTGTTTGGCTAGCATTGTAAATGCGATGAGAGGAGTTGAACTGTAAGAGCTCTGGGCCATTCTCACCAACTAATGTCATACCTGCTGGAGCGATACCACCGCTTGCAAATTTACCCATCTTGTTGCCGGTAAATGCGGAACTGAAAGAGCCACCGCCTCTAAACGACGATGTACCACCGCCACCACCTATAGCACCAAGACCGTTTACTACTCCACCAAAGAGGCTTTGTAGCTTAGGCTGTACGTACTGTTGGAATGATAAGTTAACAAGCATTTTAATAATGCTATTTGTAATATCCTTAAAGATATTCTTTAACCCCTTACCAAAGGACTCAGTACCAGTTGCCATTGCTTCTAAGTGGCTAGTGAATGAAGAGTTGATACTGCTCATCGTACTATCAAAAGTAGACTTTGCTAGGTCGCCATAGTTCACTACCTGTAAGTTGTACTGTCTAGCGCCTTCTTGAAGGCTAGTACGCAAGTTACGTCCGGCCATTTCCCATAGCTTTTGCTGGGCTTCAACGAGGTTCTTTTCTACTTGCAAGCGTTGAGTAGCGCTTAGCTGAGCTTCATTGAGTTCTCGTTGAGCGAATTCGATGTACGCTCGTAACTGTTCATTAAGTACTTGGTCTGCATCCGATTGAGATATCCGTCCAAGTCTTACTAAGTTAGATTGATGTTCAGAGTCCTCGTTAAGTTGCGTATATGCTAACTCTCTAATTTTCTGTTCCGTATCAGCGGTAATCTTTAGCTTCTCGGCATTAGCTCGTTTTTCAGCTAACGCCTTATCGCCTACTGCCTTTGTGTACTCACGAACGTTATCATCGATTTGGGCCTTTTGTGCTTCGGCTTCCGTCTTTAGTAATTGCAAGCGATCGCCTGTGCGTTCAAGGTCAAGTTTCGAGATTTCCTCGTTCATCTTACGTACACGGATTTTTTGATTACGGTCAGCTTCTTCGAGTTTCTTTTGATATACTTCTTCGTTCTTAGCCTTAGCTTCTGCCACAAGATTAGAATCAGCAAGTGCTTTAGCATTAGCATTTTTAAGTGCATCGACTGAGCTACCCCATCCGCCGCCAACATTACCGCCATATGCTTTTGCATATAGTGCTGTATCTACATAGCCTGTTGCAACTCCGAAGTCACCTTCAATAGAGCTAGATTGAAGTACTTGTCCTGGTCCTCTGCCACCAGGTCCATGAGAGTTAGCGCCAGTATAGCCACCATTTCCATCAGCAATAACGACATGGTTATCGCCAAGTACAACTACACCATCACCTGCTTTAGGTACGTATCCATCGCCTACATCGTGCCAAGCACCTACTGCTCTAGCATCACGCATAATATCAGGCACATATCTAGGAGTGCTAATACCAAACGATTCTCTAATGCTATCGGCAAATAATTTGCCGCAATCTGTAGCCCAATCACCTTCTGCGCCTAATACGTACTTCTTGCCTAATTGAGCATTGGCGGCATCTAGTACACCAGAGGCACTACCTGAGCCACCCCCTACATTACCTAAGCCCGCTGCAGAACGAATAATCTCACGGATGTTCTTATTATTCGTTTCGTATTGGTTCTTAGCATTGAGCTTATCGATTTCATATTGGCTACCGTCAATCTCTAAAGATTGAAGCGTAAGACTACGAATAAGTTCATTGAGACGTTCTACAGAGCTAGCTAATTTTTCAGCCGCTTGTTCTGCTTTCTTGGCCGCTGCCTCTTGGGCTTTAGCGGCCTTACTAGCTTCTTCATTTGCCTTGTTGATAGCTTCGTTATTAGTAAGACCGTTCTTAGCATTCTCGATTTCTTGCTCCATCTTAGCTTGCTCTTCTTCGGCTTTCTTCTTCGCAGCATCTGCCGCTTCCTTCGCCTTAACTGCAGCTTCAATTTGAGCGCCTTCTTCTTTCGTTGCTAAGCGATCGTTTTTGATAAGTCCAAAGAATGAACTATCTTCAACCCAGTACCGCCCATCATGGTTAGCCATGTAAGCGGAGTTCGTGCCAGGTGCGTTTAAGTTCTTATGAGCTCTAAGACCATTAACATCAACACCTAGGTCTGTACCTTTGGTCTGTTCCTTATAGCGATAATCTAGTAACGCTTTACCGGCTAAGCCGATAGCGGTTGCTAATGCAAGCCACGGACCGGCGGCTGCTATAGTAGCCAATCGCATGAACTTCAATGCACTTGTAATGGATTGAATTCCTGTGATTGCTATACCAGCTTCTAAGCCGAATTTAATAAGACCTGAAATAGCTTCCTTTTGTTCTGTAGCTAGGTTGCTATAAGACTTTGTTAGATTGATTGCACCTTGTGCATATTCCATAACCACCGGCAAAAGTTCTTGGCCAATCATAATAGCCAATCGCTTACCGGTTTGTTCCATGTCTTTCAATTGACGATTAAAGGCAGCGGACTTTCTAGCAGCTTCATCATCAATGATGAGCCCCATTGCCCTTGCACGGTCCTCGACTTGCTTCATGGCGTCTGCTGACATATTTAGCATTCCATGAAGTTGGTATCCGGTTTTACCGAATAGCTCCATCTCAATCCGTGTCTTTTCGGCGCCGTCCTTCATGTTCCGTAATCGGTCTTGAATGACTTTAAACACTTCGAGAGTATTCTTACCCTCAATCTGATCAATGCTAATACCTAGCCGACTGAACATATCAGTAGCTAGTTTCCCTTCTGCGGATGCAACTTGCATTTTATCCTGCGCATTAGATACAGCCTTCGCAAATTTAGCGAACGCTACAGTACTAACGTCAGTAGCTACACCCATATAGTTTGCAACGGAGAGGAATGTACTTGCTTGTTCAGCAGTCGCACCCGTTAAGGATTGCATCTTCTTTACTGATAAGTTCCAAGCTAGTGCCTCTTTTGCGAGTTTAGAACCTAGACCGGCAATGCCGGCACCCGCACCAATGGCAAACATTTCATTCTTTAACTTTGAAAGCTCTGCAACTGTTCCCTTAGAGGTAGCGGCGATTTTCTCTAAACCGGCTTGCGCGTTCTTATCGGTCAGTTGCACTATGATATCTACTACGTTATTCGACATCCTTATTCATCGCCTCCATTTCTAATCCCTCCAATATCCACATTAGACTAAATAACATCGGATTTAGGTTAATGTTATTTATCTCGGCCACTGTACGTATCGCCGGATAGTCGAACCCGGCTAGTCCGCCTGAGTGGTAATTCCTTTGACTGCGTGATAGGTTATACAGTTTCATAGCCAGTTTTGAACCAAATAATAGGCGTGGTGGGTTAAAGTCACACTCGGAGCAGTCGAAGGACTGCTTTGTAGCGGTTTGTAATTCCTTACATCCCTTGCAGTACTTCGGCTTATCCGAGGACATCCACCTCCACGCCTCTTCTAGTTTTTTTCTGTTTCTTCTTGTAGTTGATAAGTTAATGTAATGACTTTACCGGCGAAGTCCATTGCTTCCTTATCGCTTACTGTATTGAGTTGTTCGTCTGTGAGTTCGTATACATCCGTTAAGATGAATCGCATAATATCACGACTACGGACAATAGATGCAACTTGATCATCAACATCTACTGGACAATACACGAAGTCTAAACCAGCTTTGATTAATGCATCACGTTCAGTCCATGTAAGGGCTCTTGGTTTTAATTCTTTACCTTGAATATTCATAGTTACCTCCTAAATGAGTTAGATTAGTAAGATACTTGGCTGTTAACCAATTCAAATACTACTGCAGATTGACTAGCATCATCGCCATAATATGCTTTGAATGGAAGTTCGATATTTACGCCTTTAGGACCATCGATACCAGGAGAGTTACGTTCGTAAATCAATTCAGGTAATTTGATAGTCAAGGAGTTAGTACCTTTAGTAAGCGTTAATTCAAGACTGGACTCAGTGCCATTTACAGCTTTATTCAAAAGGTCCATGTTTTGGAAGAATGCTTTAATAGTACCGGATACGCCGATAATACCTGTATCAATGTATGTACGGAAGCCTTTACCACCGATAGCATAAGAGTCACCATCTAGGCCAAAATCAATATCAAGGCTCATGGACAATACATTAGCTACAGTTACACCACCTTCTTTTATGGTGGCTTCAAGGTTTTCAAAGGGAGTAAACACAATGGATTTAGGCGCTGTATCGAATGGTACTGCTGCCATTGTTTCTTTACATCCCATTACATCGATAGATGCAGTTAATTCAGAGTCGCCACCGAAGTTTAAGGACATTTTATTCATACGTACGCCACTGAATTGTTGGTAAGTACTGATATCCTTATAGCCTTGTTCAAAGGTAGCAGATGGCATATCTGGACCAATTTTAAATACGTGTTTCTTACCGGAGCCTTGTGCTGTTGTAGTTGGAGCACCAAAGCCTAGCTTTAACCAATAGCCAAACCCCAATACATCAACTGGTGGCACGATGCTACCGGATGTATCGATATTACCGCGACTAGGTGCCGCTGGATTACGAGTGCCTCGAATAACAGAGGAGTCATTCAAGTTTTGGCTAGCCTTTAAGGAAGAGCTGATAATAGGCATTATCACACCACCGGTAGATGGTGTAGTACCGAAGTCAGTTTCAAAGGCCATTGTAAGAGAAGATTGTGCACCTTGTGCACGTTTAGCTACTGCCATGTTTAATCCTCCTAATATTCAACATTACCGCCAATTACGTGCGGTATTTCTATAGTGAGTGTGGCTTTACCCGGATACACCGGACGCCACGAGATATTGTCTGTTTCATAGTCAATGTTAATAACAGGATAGTTAGGGTTAACTGCCATGATACATTCGATGAGTAATTGGCCAAGTTCGTCACACTCGAACGCTCCTGTGTATTTCACTACACGTCCTTCACGTTCTGCCTCAGCTCTCACTATCCCCCATACAAGTTGTAGTGTGTAAGAGTAAGAACTAGCCAAGCCCTCGGACTTGTTATCCATCATGATGATCACGCACGGACAATCCTCTTCAAGAGGTGCGCCGGCGTCATCATAGCCGATGTAAATACCAAGGTCCTTTCCGAAGTGCTCCATGCAGTAGTCGGTAATCTTCTGATTATCCTTAACCGCTTCCGCCCATCTGTTAGCAATGACCGCTAGTGGAATAGTTTGCATTGCTACCTCACTTTATATGTTCGCCTGCTAGACGCAAATTGATTGTTTTTGCCTAGCGCATATTCACCGATTTTAGACTCTAGGTAAGGTACCAACTTAGGCTGTAAGGCTGTTCTCATCGGACCAAACGTTTTACGAGGTTTAATCCTAAATGATGTTTTCCCTTTAGCAAGTTGAAAGCCACCGGCAAATAATGTCCTACGCATTGGCTCCGTGAGTTGCTTCACGTAACCTCGCTCAATCTGTTCGCCTAATCGTTTTGCAGACGATGATAACCACCCTACTTTTACAGATTGCGACCTGGCGTCGTATTGATACCCAACTGCTCGGAACATCTTACCAAGTGGTGTATATCCGACTGTGGTCTCTTTAACGCCACCGGCTATAAGTTGGGCCCTGGACTTTAGTCCCCAACCTTCCCTATGTGCCTTACCGCCATCTTGATATGCACGCCTTACTTTAGCGCCGAAAGCTGCCTCAAATTGAGCCCTCATTGTAGGTGGCATGAAGTTAGCATATTTGTGGCCACCAGGAGAGCCGGATTTAATCCCGGCCTTGATTTCCTTTTGCATCATCCAACCGACTGATTTCATAGCTTTCCTAGTCCAATCTGGTTTAGTATGAGCTATAAATTCAAGATACGGAGTAGCAGTGTCAGTAATGGTAATTGGTGAATTACTCATGGTCTTACCGTCCTAACGTTGGCCACAATTTCAAGACAGTGCATTTTAGCGTCGCTATCGGAGATATGATCTACATACCACTTCTTACCATTGATGTAGATTACATCTTTAGTCTTAGGTAGTGGTACGTCTTTAGTTCTAACCCATACCTTGGCTTTATCCGCAAGGCCAGTTACGAAGCCAGAACCTTTACCGTCATACTCACCGATTTCTACACTAGCCTTAATCTGCTTACCTTCATATGTTATTTTTTCTCCAAATACATCGAGTAAGGCGCTTTCATCATAGGTCAGCATATGTTATACCTCGTAGAGTGAACGCGGACCGTGTGGCCCGCGTTTCATTAAAAATACAATAATTAGTTTTTCAACATTACTGTAACAGTATCTTGTGTTGCAGTCTTAGGCTCTACTGCGATACCCAATGCTTTACCACCAGTTTTCACAGCTTTACCAGAAGCGAAGTTTACTGCGTCACCTACAGCGTATGTATCAGCTTTATTAGCGTCTACTTTGAATACGCCAGTTACTTTTAACGCACCCATTTCATCTTTCTTAATATCTGTTACAGCTACACCATGAAGTGTACCAGCTTCTACAATGTCACCAGCTTTTACATCTGCTGTTGCCACATAATTGATGCGGTCTGTTTCATATACGAATTTTGCCATATGTGTTTATCCCCCTAATTATTTACCAGCGTTTTTGTATACACCACGGAAGTCAAGAGCACTTACGCCACAGTCAAATGCTACTTTGTATTCGATACCATCTACATCGAAGCCTTGGCGAGTTTCAAGACGTGGAGTTTCAACACCGTTCAAGTAAGTTACTTCAATAGTGTCATGTTGAGTTGCGTCAGCTACTAAGTACCATGCATCTGGATCAGTTAATTCCGCATCTGCTACAACTACGAATCGACCTTTGTAAGGGTTAACTACACCGGAGTTTACACCGTCTACTGCTGCAGTAGAGTTAACGATTTGGTATGCAACCATTTCAAGTTCTGGAGGAACTACCAAGTATTTAGGTGTAATGTTAAGAGTAGCTTCACCTGTGATACCTTTTTGACGACGCATAGCAGTAATTGCTTTTGCGATTGCTTTAACGGATAATGCTTCACCAGTTGTTGCAACGTTACCATGTTTAGCATCAAACAATGCTACGTTATCTTGCATTTTAACGTTACCAGTTAATTGAGCGTATACCATTTTGTTTACTAAGCGTTTAGCAGCAGAACCGTATTTAGTAGCAATTTTGGAGAACAAGCCTAAGTCATCATTAATGATCGCTTGACGAGTTAAGCTAAACAACTTACCATATGTAGCCACTTTAGTACGAGCAGATGCTTCACCTAAGAAGTCTTGTTGGAATTGGCCACCTTCAGGAACTAATTCAAGGTTGCCTGCTTCAGACAATGCATAACGCGCAGCTTCTTTGAAGTCACGGTTAGAGCCTTTACCCGCCCAAATTTGGTAAGTAGTTTCAGCTTCGTTAAAGCCTACCATTACGGATTTATTAGCTAAGTTAGACATGATTGCAGGGAATGTAGATGTAGAATTAATAGCTGCACGAGCCAATTCCATGTTATCGCCAAAGTTAGCTTTTAAGCCTTCACGTTGTAAAGCTTCACGTGCTAACTCAACCATAGAGTGACCACGTAATTCTTGCGCGCCTGGTGCAGGTTCAGCTACAGGTAAACCCGCTGCCATTAATACTGCGTCTTGTGCAGCGGCACGGAATTTATCGCTTTCAGCTTCACCCATTGTTACGGACACGCCTTTATTACGTGCACGTAATTGATCCATTACCATTGCACGAGCTTCGTCAACAGATACGCCCATTACGATTGCTTCGTCAGCACCTTCTACGTCGAAGTCACGGAACAATGCAGTAATTTCGGAAGTACGTTTACGTTCTTGCTCCATAGCTTTTTGAAGGTCTGCTTGTGTCAAACCTGTTTCTACTGGTTCTGTAGATTTTAATTCTTCATTGTTTAAAATTTCTTTTGGATCCATACGTGTGTTATCCTCCTGTGTGTCAATACTTGTATGAATTTCTTCAGCACTACGTCCTACGCCGACAGTAGCGTCAGCCGGAACAGATACAATGCTGATTTCTAAAGGTTCCCAATCTGTTACTACATAAGCGGGTCCATTAAATCTACCATTAGTGGATTTAGTGTCCTCATCTTCCAACACTTCATATCGGTAGATTGCATAGCCTACACTTACGCCTTGTAGCGTGCCGGACTGTACCTTTTGGAATATTGTTTCGGATTGTTCATCTGTATCAAAGCGTACTAACGCTTTACCGCGGTTATCTTCTAGCCATACCTTCTCGATATGACCTACGACCGCATCACGATCATGGTTAAACAATACCGTGCCTAAGCCATTATTGAAGCGCTCAAGGTTGATGCACTCTTCATCATGACAAAGGATTTCATCGCCGAACCAACGGCCATATGGCGTTTCGGAAGAGAATGATAATTCTACTGTCCGACTATCGGTATCGACGTGGTCAATAGTAGTTTCTCGGCAGTAGTTGCCAAGAACACTACGCTTTTGATGTTCACTCATTACTAGCCATCAGCTCCTTCCTGTGTAGTGTCATCATCGCCCATCGTTAGCGGTTGCAACTCACTGGAATAATCTAGTAATACCCCTAGCTCCTTGGCTCTGTCCTGTTCGAGTTTCCGTTGTTCAAGAACTTCTTCCCAATCTCGTCCAGATGCTGCACACACATCTTCTAATGTTGTAAGACCGGATTTGATAGCTTCCTTATTAGCGTTAACTTCCTTAACAGGGTCAATCCATGACCACCCTGGAGCAAGCCAAGCTACCTCTTGGTATTTATCCTTGTTCGCTAAGTAGTCAGAAGGTAATTCACCCGCTAAGTAAAGGGCGTCAATAAAGGCTTTCCAAATCGGCATACAGAAGTGTCTGATTACAAATTTCTGCATTTGACGGAATGTCTTTTGGTCCTCCAACAAGTTTTGCCTTGCCGCTGAGAAATTCCCAGATATATTACGCGCTACGATGTCAGCGCTCATACCAAGACCGGAGGCAATTCTCCGAGTCTGAGTTGCTGAATATTCACTTGCAGTACCAGCGTTACGCTTAGGGTCTGCAAACTCGATGGACTCGCCAGGACTTAGGTGTCTAACCATACCTGGTGCCATTGTGATATTAGGTCTGCCTTTGCTATCTCTTGGTAGCATGGCTGTTTGTCTTGCAGAATTTTGAGAGGTTACAAAAACACTGAAGCATGCTGCCACTCGTGCAGCGATTAAATCAGCATCCATGTACTCATCAATATCATGGATTCTACGAAGTACTAACGCCAATAGGCTTATACCCCTAAGCTGAGAAGGGCGTTTAGGCTTGAATAACAAAAAGGCTTGGTCTGTTGTTAACCGAGCCGTATCAAACGATCGTAACCCCATTGGGTCAGTTTGACTCACATGGTAAGCTACTGGCCTACCATGTTCGGTAACTTCAACGCCATTGATAATGTTATTCTTACCGTGTGTAACACTTACTGCGCCAATATTTTCAGCCTCTATTAATTGGATAGACAGAGGCAGGTATGTACCCTGTGAAGTCTTGTTTACAAGAATTTCACCGTCATACACCATCCGTCTTAATGCCATTTCTTGCAATTCGTAGAAGCTAGAAATACCTCTTATGTCAGCATTTTCAGGTTCGGCCCATTTGGCCCAAGCCTTCTCGATTTTCTTATTTAAATCGTTGTTTAACTTGCCGTTTCTGTTTCTAACTTTTGCTTGCGGGATAATCCCTGCACCGATTACGTTGCGCAAGATTGCAATAACTGCGGACTCAGCTAAGTCACTGTTCATCTCGGCAGCTCTTGCTCGACCACGTATGATATCGCGTGAACCTGTTGCAAGTTGTTCCGCGGTTCCATACGCCGGTTGCCAATCACTGTTTAACCTATCCATAGATGCCGCATCATACTGGCGTAACGCATCGCGGTAAGCTTGGCGTTCATACGCACGTTGTGGACTAACCCAACTGATTACTCTATCAATAATGTTCATCGTCCACCCCATGTCACGAATGCGTCAGCTTGATATCCGTTGGACTCTTCGTGTACTCGTTGCATTAGCGTTTGTTCGCGTGCGTAAAGTACTGGTAAGTCAATCGTCTTGAACCGCTTTCCACCAATCTGTAACTCAGAATATCCTTTAGTTTCGATATCCTCGATGACTTGGCGGACACGTTCAAGTTGTTCATTTACATCGCTCATGGTTCACCTCCCTTATCTAAACCAATGGCCAGTATTCCCTATGCCTCCACTATAGTCCTCGTATGTTTGGACCTCTTCAGTTTCCTCATAAGGTTCTGGCTCCATTAAATATTTAACGCCGGCAATATCTGCTACTGCTGCGTTGTAAGTACATGTATCAAGTAAATGGTTGACCGGATGACTTGTTAGCGGTTTCCATTGAACAGTCACTGCCCCTGTTTTCACATTTCTGTGTTCCTGCTTTTCCTCCGACCTTAGATGGTCTGAGTACTCTTGTGGGCAATCTTTGTATAAATGGATCGTGCCATCTTCGTTTATCGGTCTTACCATTCTTGCGAATATAAAGTCTTTCCAATAATCTGTATTCAATACGTATAGCTTTAGTCCACCTACAACGCCCTTCTCCAATGATGTCATTGTGTATGGTGCTGTCATAGTAGTATGGTTTGATGAACCTTTAAGCGGTATACATACTTCCGGAAATCTTGAACAGAACTGATATACTTCGTCTGTTCTAAAGCCGGAGTCAATACCTGCTTTCATTATTTGACGAGGTTCGCCAAACTCCGATGGATACTCTCGATGAATAATGATTTCCTCTAAATCCTCCCAAGTGCTTGCCTGTCCATAATCAATTAGGTAAGACTTAACACCTGGAGCATAGGCCCTTACCTCCCACCAGAAGTGGTCGAGCTGTACGTCTACGGAAGCGATAAGCAATACTGCCTTATCCGGCACAATACCGCACGGATACGTGGATTCCGTAAATTGCATATTTTGTGTGCTCTTAGTTTTAGCACTGCGCCAAGGTTCTGCTAGCCATGAATTTATGAAGTTCATCAACGAAGCAGGTGTACCTTTGGAATTCTTAAACTCATACGCAACGTCTCCGAACGTGACCCACGGCGAATATATCGACGATAAATGATACGAAATTGAGCGGACTTTGCTTTGCGATGCATTGACCGCTACCCATTTTCCATGTCTTAACATTTCCATTTTGTGTCTATCGTGGATATGTCCACCGCAATGTTCACATTCGTAATACGCTGTATCACGTATCATGTCCGCATTATCGTTGTGTTCGTCCGGCCATTTTATCTGCTTAAACTCGAGGGTCTGTGACACTCCGCAATGTGGACATGGCACGTAATACTGCCTGCGCTCATTTGCATTCATGAACGCCTGCCAAATATTACCCGACTCAACGGTAGGCGTGGATACCATTACTATTTTCTTATCAACGAACGTTTTAGTACGTTCCTTGGCAAGTTTTATTGGATCCGCTTCCTTACCTGAAAAGGCGGGGTATTTGTCTATTTCGTCGAAGAATAGATACTTGATAGACCGGCTCGATAGGTTACTTGGCGAGTTCGCACCAACCAGTACCATGTAATTGCCGTTATTAAAATCTAGTTCAAGTAGTTTACTATTCTCGTCAAAATTATCACTAATAGATTTAACCGATTTAATCATCGGTTGTACTCTCTTATCGCTAGCAAATTTAGCAATAGAGTCTGTTGGGTATACCATCATAACTGGTGATTGTGTTTGGTCTAACGCATACCCTATCATATTGAGCTCTGCTTCAGTTTTACCAATCTGTGCACCGAAGCACAGTACAATCTGTTCAATCAGAGGGTCTGTGAATTTGTCCATAGGCTCTTTTAGATATGGAGTTCGATTGGTCCTCCATCTACCTGGCTCTGCGGATATATTAGTTAACACTCTGAAATTGTCAGCCCATTCTGATACGGTGTATCGTTCCGGTGGTTTAAATGCGTCGAGCTCTTCTTGGAACCAATTAACTTTTGGCTCTACTTTTACCGGTTTTGACTTCCGGCGTGTACTCGCCTTTACGCGAGTAACTTTCGAGGTAGTCTTCGGCAACTTCGCTCACCACCCTTTCTACCGTCGCTCGTTCTTCTGGATCCGTGAACTCACTACCTACTCGTTTACCGAGTTTAATGAGCGAGGACTTCAACTCTAAGATACGAGCAGACCATTCTTTAGCCACGTCTGCACGAGATACGTACTCACCATTTAACACGTCGAGTAATTTCTTTTCACGAGCAGCGCGAGACTCTTTATAGTCAGCTTCAGCAATTAGCTTTCTTGTTGCTGCCGATTGGTCTTTAGTTTTATCTGCCTTAGCTTGGCCAAGATATACAAGAACTTCACGGAGGTTCCACCAACCTGTTGCAGCTTTAGGCATGCCCGATTTGTGGTGCCTTGAAATAATCTCAGGAGTTACTCGAAGAAGGTCGCACAATTGCGCACTAGATACTAGCAAATCACCAGCTTTATTAAATTTCACACGTGGTTTTTCACTCGCCATCCCGTCTTCTCCTTTCTGTCCTTTGGAAATAAACTTTCAACCGTAAAAATTCTCCTACACAGAGACAAACATCGCGCGGAGCCGACCACCGCTGGTTTTATCGCTCGGAAGTACCTTTTATCATTCATTCTCAAAATAAAAGACAAAAGGTCAATGGTCGAACTTTTGGAGAAGTAAGCAAAAGGGACTACGTGGTTGTGCGTAGTCCCTAATGATACTTCTTGTGCTGTAAAGCCCTGTGGAGGTGTTGTACAAGAAAGGTATTCACTATGAACGTACCCTACAGTGTGTGGTAGTAGAGGACTTTCCCCGGTATCCTCTGCTCCACACTTGTAGACTATCATAAGTGTTACCTCTAATTGCATATTGTCTTTATTTATTTTTAGAAAATACTTGACAAAAGCTTTTCACTGCGTTCCGTTGGATATTATATATCTGTGCTTCACTATAACTCATATCCTCAATGACCTCCTTCATGCTCATTCCAAAGTAGTATTTGTTCTCTAAGAACGTACGCTCAATGTCATTAGGTATCTTACATATCAATGTCCATAGCTCATATCGTTCCTTAGACAGTGTACGGAATTCATTATTAAGGTCACGCTGTGCAGTGTTTAAGTTAAGTTGTTGTTCTGGAGTATTAGACCTCTCATCTTGTGCCTCCACCTCTAGGCGTTGCAGGTGGGACTCAATGTCCTTCATACGTCTACGGCTATTAAGTAATCGTTGTAGCTTTCTAACTCCAGGATGTGCACTCCCTGTACATGACGATCTACTCATAGGCATACCTACGATAAATGTTTTGAGGCTATAACCGGCTCATCTGACTCAAGCTTAATCGTAGCGCTCTTACATTGGTCGTGAGCTGCTAACATCATGGCATTAACCAATAAGGGCACATGTTTTTCTGATTTAGAAAATTGTTTAGCTACAGCAGTTACTAACTTAGTAGCCATATAAATTGCCGATGTAGGGCTTGCATTTTCAATCATGATGTTACAGGTTTCGCCTTTATCGTTAGACTCGACCATAATTCGCATTGTTTTATCTTCCATAATAGACCTCCTATACTTCTTGCCATTCTTTTAGGATTTCACTATATCTATACATCGTTATATTAGTTAGCTGATACGCAGCTTCGTTTAAGTTATACCGATTAATCCATGCACGGTAGACATCAGTTAAGTAGTCTTGTAGCTCAGCCTTTTGGCTAGGCGTAACCATATTGTTATGAAGGTAATATACTTCCTCACCTTGGTCCACTTCCGCTTGACATCGTTTGATATCATTCCCAATCACTTCATCTACGTTGATGTGACCTGGGTATGGTACAGCACGACCTACTACAATAGTCATCCCTTCGCATGGTTTACATTCTTTAGCTATCCAATGTAGCTCTTTTTTTGCTTCGTCCCAGGTATCACACATCATAATATATTCATGACGATCTAATGTGACGTATCCGCCAAACAGTGGTTTCATTTCATCACCTCATTAATGTACCTATCCAAATACCATCGTGCTTTCTTAAGGTCCTCTAGCTTATCGCCTTTAGAACCGGCACGTGTAATATACTTAATAACATTCCCTAGATGGAACGATAGAACTTGGTCCTCAATGAAATCGATAACTTCAATCTTGCCACGGTTATAATGTGACGGATGGTCAATCGCATTAGAGATACGGTTAGGCTTTTTATCGGTAATAACATCATATAAATCTTTAACACTATCAGCCGTAATATAAGACTCAGTAGTTTCCGTTTTGGAAATAACTGGAGCAACTTCATCAACCTTTTCAGGTTGATTATCGTTAGGCGATACCTTCTTCTTAGTCTCATTTAATTCCGCTCGGCATGTTGGACAGTTAACTGCTGGTCTACCCTTCCCTGTTTGCTCGAACATCGTTCCACACCGTTTACATTTTGTAAGGACCTTTGGTTCTTCTTTAGGTTTTTCCTTCGATTGCTCTTCAGGCTTATTTTTATTAAGGATAGCCATCAACTCCTCCTTAGCACATTGCTTACAGTACTGCTCATTTTTTTTAGCTAAGAATTTACGATGACACTTAAGACACGTTCTTGCAACTGGCATTATATAACCACCTTTCTATATATGGTTCATGGCTTTCCATTCTTCTAATGTGAAGATAGCCTTACCATGTTTTTGAGCATATTCAAATTCACCTTTACATCCACGACTTGATTGCCAATCTGGACATAGTACTAAAATGTCACAATGACTAAGTAGTCCTATACAAATATCTAATCCTTTCTGGTAGTCATCACCAGTCAGATATACATACCCATAGTTATGGATAGGCGATACGTAGTCATGTTCTAAATCATGCAACACCAAATCACCCATGATCATATCAATCTTTTTACGGTTGCTTTCCTTACCACCAAATGGGTGAGCAACATACACAAGTTTTTTATTCATAGCTTCAACCTTTCACTGTAGTTCATCTAACGTTTCAATGTGAACCCATATCCCTGTGACTGGGTTCCAATACTTTTCAGTAACTTCACTGCACACCTGGGCATCATCATTCCAATAGTTGAGTGAAGTCATACAATCTTTAAACAATTTAATAAGGTTATCTGTATCTGGCTTTGTAGTTTTCCACTGAGCCTTCTTACAGTTAGCCTTACCAAAGCACCACTTAGTAACCAATCTAATAGGTCCTTGTATTGGATCAGCAGGAGTATGTGGTGCAAGTTCTTCAGTAAATAACTTTCTAATAGCCTTTACGTCAGCTGACTCATAGAACCTCGGAGTACCATTCTTAACAGTCACCCTTTTCTGTTGGTGGGTACCTGTTGGCACTTTACGAAGAGGAATAAAGAATTCAATCACCATTCTTATCACCTCTCATAGCTTGATACCGTTCATACCTAGCTTTATCTTCGGCTTCCCATACCTCAACAGGAACCATAAACACACGATTGGTAATTGCATATTGTTTGATATGATGAGCATTCATTTCAACAATAGGTGCGTGTTCACCATAATGGGTATATATTGGTAACCAATTTCTATTAGCTATATGTAAGTCAACGACTGGTCTAAGGTTTTTAAATGACTTAGGCTTTCGTTCGTACAAATAGTCATGGTCACCAGGGATGTAACACCACCCAGTACATTTACTCCCATTGTCTTTCATGGTTATCCGTAAGCGTACCCATAATTCATTGGGAGTCTTATTCACTGTAATTAGATCTGAGGACATATTTACACTTCCCTATTCTATTTCTAATGTGCTTAATGTTATTACCAATATAAGCAACTACATCACATTGTGATTTACGTTCTTCAGCATGCTTATTCATTTTGACTTTATACATTATGTAGCTAACACATTTACCATGACAGCCGACTGTACGCAGCTCACAATTTTTACATGGAGTTTTCAAACTAATCACTCCTTTATGTAATCATTAATAAGATAAGTTTTAGTTTCTTGTACAACCCACGATTTATTTTCGTACCCATGACGCTTTTCCCATGATTGAAATACTTTTGTTAATTCTTCACTTAATTCGTCCATGTGTTCGTTTTTAACATCTTTCATGTAATTGTCTGAATATTCTGCAATTTCATCATCTAAGTTGTAATCACACACATTCCAAATCACACGTTCACCATCTATCTCAGGTACATATCGGTATGGATGACCTATTTCTATTGTTGATTGCAATAATTCTTCTCGACTTAAGGCATCAAAATCACCATAGTCATATTCATTATTGACATAATCTTCAATAGCCTCTTTAATACTATTTTGCGGTTCGCCAGCTACTTCATCCTCACACCAACAATATTTTGTTTCATCTTTAACTAACATAAATTCACCCTCTAGCATTACATTCAAAAAAACTACTACCCAAACCTTTTCAATTGATTAGTTATAGGAGGCATATGGGTGGGGGAGTCTACGACCCCCACCATATGTACTCCAACTATCAATCAGATTCAAAATTCCATTCACACCTATATATATATATAAGGTGTGACGGAACTATTGTTAACCTATTTAAAATTAATCTAGGTTAACATTTTCATTTGAAACAATTTCACCCAGCTCAACTTTGAAGATAGGCATTTCTTTCAAATATCTTCTAAGAGTGCTTTCAGAGATTTGCATAATATTCATTACTTCTTTGATATCAGCTCTCCCACTAAAATGATTCTTAGCAGCAGCGATGTTAAAGGCATCGACTAACTGTTGTTTCTTTTTCTCTTTAGCTGACTGCTTAGCCTTGTTCATTCTATTAAGCCCTTTATCTTGAGCATCTTTGAACATAGCCATTGATAAGAAGCCACTATCATCGACTTTATGAATTGGATATTCAAACCATAGATCAACTGGTTTGAACCGAGGGAACTCACGGAGCGTACCTTCCATTCTCCATGCAGTACATTGGCTAGTATCAACTGGAGCACCTTCAAGTTTATTTTCGTCCAGGTTCTCCGCTTCAATTTCTAGCAAGTCAATTAAAGCATCTGGGTCACGAGCAAATACACCGGAGCCGGATGCACGGTCCATAGACCTCTTACCAGTTTGGTTACCCTTAGAATGGTGGTGACAATAGATGACTGCACATTTAAGTTCAGTACATACCTTGTCAAATTGGTTACAGAAGTTAGCCATTTGGTCTGCGCTGTTTTCATCACCAGTAATTACCTTGTAGATAGGGTCAATAATGATAGCCTTGTACCCTTTCTTTTCAGCCCTACGGATTAGCTTAGGTGCTAATTGGTCCATAGGTAGTGACTTACCACGTAGGTTCCAAATGGATATGTTATCTAAATTATTTGGCGCCTGGTGTAGTGCATTGTACACATCCTTAAATCGATGTAAACATGATGCACGATCAAGTTCCAAATTTACGTAGAGTACTTTACCCTGTGCACAGTCAAATCCGAACCACGGTCTACCTTCTGCGATAGAGAGACATAATTGGATAAGTGCGAAAGACTTACCAGCTTTAGATGGACCAGCAATTAGCATCTTATGACCTTCACGAAGGATACCATCAATTAAGCTAGGCGCAAGCTCCGGCATATTATCCCAAAGTGCTTCTAAATCTTCCGGTTCAGGTAGGTCATCATTGACAGTGGCTATCCATTCTTCCCATTCTTTGAATGACTCTTTACCAATGTTCGTAGCAATTAAAAATTGAGGTTTACCAGCACGCATAACACCAGGCATACGTGATAACCGGCTAGGGTTTTTATTTTGCTTGTCTACCTTAAACCCATTTTTCTGTACGATTTGATATAAAAAGTCTACTCGGTTACGGTATTCAGAATAATCATTAGCATCGATATGCACGATAGCATGGATACTTTTACCTCCACTATATACCATAGCTGCAATAGGTAACTCTAACTGCTCTAGGATAGCTTTTTGTTTACCGAGTTCCATATTGTCAGACTCGATAAGTGCAAATTTGAAGGATGATACGTTATCATTATTCACGCCCTTCCCATCTAATGCATTAAACCGTATCCATGCACCCGCTTCTTCATCGAGTGTGCCTATTGCATCATCAACCTTTTTATTAGCCCTCAGAGCGTCTAAAATTTGATTTTGCGTACGACCATAACTGCCTTTAGTTGGAGATTTAATCTCGGTACCGTCCTTATCTTGATGGACGTATACAGTATTTACATAGCCAACATAATCATCTGGCTCAAACAATGCTTGAAGGTACTTTGTTAAGTCTTCCACTCGTTGTTCTTGAGGATAGTGCTTTGGAATGTCAATGTCAGAAGCTTCTACCCATGTCTTATCAATAATTTTGTATGGATCTGGATTAGCCATAACCATAGTTCCAAAAGGGATTGCTGTTGCATCCCATTGAGTACTACGGGTAGATGTCCATCCATTCTCTTTAGCCATCTGCGTGATAGTGGCCCCTGTAATTTGTTTACCTGTGTAAGCCCCAAACGAATTCCATTTAGCTTCACATTCACCAGGATGGAACCGTTCACCGTCATTAGATGACCACTCTTCCCATACAAACATTGGATACCCTTCATGGTGAAGTGCAAGGCCTACGTTTAGCCATTCTTCGTAGGAGCAATCAACTGGGTCGATAAACTCCAATACTTCTCTTAAATCTAACTTTTTCTGTTCCATTTGCACTCCTTTATGATGGTTGGTACGTTGCAGGTTTAACTCCTTTCGGTATTCTCCAACCACTAGCACTAATTCGGCTTATCATGTTAGAGGCTTGGGTATTTGTCCAAGTCCCCACATTTTTAAAGCCTTTATTCTCTAAAAATCTAATTTGTTTTGGAGTCGATAACCCCTCCGCCTTACGTTTGTGTAATCTATCAATGAGCATGGATGCTTTACCAGCATCTTCGATAGTATCCGGATTAAGTCCAAAGTCCTCGATAGTTTTCTTTTGTTTATCAGTAATGCTTGATACTTGCCACCCGAATGTAGGTACATAATGGGTTAGATCCTCAGCTTGAATAGAGAATTCAAACTGTAATGGGTCTACTAATTTAGCTTTTTTCTTGCGCATTGCTGCAAGCTCTTTAGCTAGTGCAGCTTCACGTTCAGC